CCGCGCCGGCAGCGGCGGCCACGGCCCGGGCGGCGTGGGCAACTCGACCACCGGCCAGGCCACCGTCATGGGCGACGCCAAGAGCGGTGACATTGAAGACGCTACGGTTACAGAAACAAGTGACCCCGCGGCCGGCAGTGGTGCACAATCCGACGCGGGTGACACGTCGTCCGCGCCTGAGGACATGCCGCCCATCTGAGCGTGCGCGTCTCCGTGCGCTCCGCGGCACCTCGCGGGGTTTTGGGCCCCGTGGAGGTGCCGCACCTAACATTAGAACGTGACTGGCAAAGTCAGGGCGGTGCGTCGGTGATGATGATCCGGCTAGTTAGTCTGCCCCTAGTAAACTCAAGCCCTTCAAACGCCCTGGCCTCAGCTGGGGCGTTTGTCGTTCTAGTCTCCGGTGCGTTGGTTCAGGCGGTCGATGCGCTCGTGGATGCGGGTCGTCTCCTTGGCCTGAGAGTCGGCCAGGCGTGTGAGCGCATCAGACTGAGCTTCGGCAGTGCGTATCAGATCGGCGTCGCGCTTCTTGCCCCCCTCGATGACCGACGTCCTGATGACCGTCATGTCCTCCCGCATTAGCGTGGCGTTGTCGCGCAGCGCGGTGTGCACGCCATCGAGAGCCGCGGCCATCTCGGTCTTGTCGGCCTTCTTCTCGGCTAGATTGTCGATGGCCCTGACCTGGCGCTTGAACACCCAGCCAAACGCAGTGAGCAACAGCCCGGTGATGGTCGCTATTGCCACCATACCGAACTCACCGAACATGCCGGCGCTCGCCGCATGCTCAACTATGACCTGCTTCTTCTCGCTCATTCCTACATTCCTTGGGTGTTTCCTTCGGCACCTGCCTGCAAGTGTGTTCACCCGGCTACCCCTTAGGCGCCTTCCATGCCGTGACGGCCTTCTCGGCTGATCTGCCGACAACGTAACCACCCAGGCCTATCTTGAGCAGCCCCCACATGTCCGGTGGAATCTCAAGCGTCGGCGCTTCCGGCCAGAACAACGAGAGGTACGGGTAGATGATGTAGTTGTTCGCGATGATGACCACGAACACCAGCATCGTGATGGGTCGCCAGTTGGCAGTCAGCCAGTGCTGAGACGACGCCTCCGCAGTGATGATCGCTATCTGCCCCTCAAGGGACTTCAGCTCGCCAGCCTGCGTCAGCTCTACAAGCTTCAGCTTAGCTTCCATCGCTGCCTGCGGATCAGGGATAATCTTGTCGATGATGCTGGGAACGATGCCCAGAATTGCGCTTAGCATGACGGTCTCCTGGTTGCTTGGTTATACAGGTTGGCGCAGCGCGCCACGCTCCGTACGCTTGGCCACTCGTGCGCTGATGTCATCCCGAAACGATTGGTCGAGAGTGCCAATCATTCCTGGTTGGCTGAAATAATCTTCCATTCGCCGGACCAACTTGGCGTCCGTTGCGAGTAGCTCGGAATCAATGGCCAACCGCTTGTCGCGGTCAGGATCGCTTCTCTCCCAGCTCATTCCGTCAGCAGCGAGAACATCCCCATCGGGCTCTGTTGGCGAGGGCATCCTGCTGACGGTCCCCGGTGGTTTAGTATTCCGCTCGTCACCCCATTGGAGCAACTTCCGATCAACATCTATGTCTGCAACCATTCCCATGTCTCTATACCTCTGAGAATCTATCTGTGAACATGTAGCTATTTATCCCCACGTTCGCCGTAGGTATGCCGGTGAGCGCATACCGGGAGCCGGTCATCTGTTGGTTTGCGTCGAGGCGCATCGCAAAGGCTCCAGATAGCGTGCCCACGAGCGTGCCATTGACCGCGGTGTGCCCAATCTCGTTGAAGTAGTTGGTCCCGTTCCCCGACTCCGATGCTGCCCCGATACCGCCTATTAGGTTTCCCGCGTAGATGTTGTTCGCGACGTACATGTTGCCAAACACAACCGAATGTGCCGGAGCAGCCGCACATGTAAACAACGTTAAGACGCTCTGCGTCCATGCGGTTGTGGATATTTGGGTTAGTGGGATAGTAAACCGATAGTGTCCGGCACTCTCATCGAAACCGTGCAAATTGTTCGAGGCGTCGGTCGAAACCGCTCCAATCCGCCTACCAAGAGTGAACCCGCTCTGCTTAGTTACGCCCGCCCAAGTCGCGCTGGTACTGCACACCACAATCGAATTTGCCTGGGCTGCATCGTGCGTAACGTACAGGTACAGAATGTCGCTAGCAGGGATAACTCCGGTGTCTAAGTTCCCCGCTCCGCTCCACAGCGCATCACACACAATCGTAGCAGCAGCATAGGTGATGTACTCAGTGCTGGTGCTATCCCAGCACCCACCGGCACCTATATCCAGGTCATGATCGGCATCAGTGCCGTTGGCCACCGAGAAGCCGTGATCGTTTATCCGGCCGAACTCGACAATCCCCAGATTTGCCCTTGCCGCTGCAGCCGTAGTCTCTAACAGCAGGGTCTGCATGTATGCCGTCACTAGCGCCAGGTCAACATCTGCAGCGCTCAGGTACTGCACGCCCAGCGCATCGGCTGCCAGGGCTAACAACTTGCCACCGTTACCGGCCGGCAACGGCATGGTGCCACTGAATAGTGGGTCAGCGGCCGTCGGCAAATGGATGGCCCGGTTGACAGTGAAGTCAGCCTTGCGCACCACCCGCGTGACCTTGTCGAATGCGTTCTCATGCAACGAGCCGCGGAAGTCGCCGACGGTAGCGAACGGGATGATCTGCGACGTAGGCGGATTGTCCTCAATCGCGATGACGTGGAGGTTTGTTGGTGGCGTAACGAAAACGACCTGGCCGCCGGCGTCCACGCCAACCCCAGTGACCGTGTAGTCGACATCAACCACGTGCGTGGTGACAACGCCCAGAGTGTCAGTCGTGGTCACCAGTAGGTCGGTCTTCAAGCCGATCTTGAACGTGTAGTTCCACGCCGCGGTGACGCCATTGGCGGTGTGGTTGTTGAGTGGGGTCTGGCCAGCAGGTATGGTCATGGTTAGCGCTCCGGTCCAAACAGGACTTGTTTAACAGTGGATGGCACGTCTGCGCCAGTTTCCTGCGCGTGAATGTACCCGAAAATTGACCGATTTATCTGTGTGGTTGGCAGACCGAACAGCAGGCCTATGGTTTGTATCGCAGCTTTGGCGGCCGCTTGGTCGGCCTCGCCTTGTTGCGCTTGTTTCACCAGGCGCGTGAATGCCGGGATGACAGACAGCCCCTGTGGTCCACTGTAGTCAAACCCTTGTGCCATGCCTGAGAGCTGCGCAGTCAAGATGTTCATGCCCAAGAAGAACCCGACCTGCTCACGCACCAGGCGCTCCTCGAACGGGGTGTCTTCGTCGTCGCCGGCAACCCAGGCGCCGAGCATCGCGTTGAGGATGGCTGGCACCGACATGGTGACGAACGTATTGACCGACCAGTTGTACCCGGCCGCCATCTTGTCGAGCGCGCTCGCGTCGTCTGCCTTCATAGCCAGGCCGGTGCGCCGGTTGTTCTCCACCTGTAGCGAGTAGGTGGTCATGGTGTACGTCAGGAAGTTGGTGAACAGCTTGCGCCACGGGCCGCCTTGCGCATCGTCCATGTGGGTCGTCGTGTCCATCGGGCCGCCGCCGCCCTGCGCGGTGCGCACCACCTGGTCTGCCCACTTGGCTGCGTTGTCGTCGCTCTTGCCTAGGCTCGACGCATGGTCGAATGCAGCCATCCAGGTTGGCAGGTCAACGCCCCAGTATTGCGACTGCACGATAGGGAACATGACCGCCTGCTTGAGCCCGTCAGTGATGCCCCCGTTCGTTTGAATGCGGTTGCGTATCCGCTGCAGCGCCATGCTCTGCGTGTTCATCCGGGTGCGCATCATCCCGCTGAGCTCCTGCGCTCGAGCGCTGGCGGCCGCGGGGTTCTTGCTCATGCGAGCGTACGCCGCAACGACGCTGTGCACGCCGATGCCTGACATCCGCATCCGCACCACCGAGTTGGTCACGCCGAAGACCTGCAGCGCCGTCGTGCGCATGCTGGCGCCGAGCATTGCGATGGTCGCGTTGTTGCGCACCTTGGTGAGTAACGCATCCTGCATGTCGTGCAACTGGCTGGCACCGTCTCTCATCTGGCGGATTCGCCTAGTCAAGTAGTCGTAGACGTGCTCGCCGTACTGCCCTTGCATCGCCGTCTTGACGTCATCGTTGGACAGCAGCCGGCCGACATCGAACAGTGCGCGATCATGCGTCACATGATGGAGCGTATCGGTCAGGTGTGCCGTCATCACGCCGAGCACGTCCGAGCGTAGCGGCCGGCCCTTAACACGCGCCACACGGGCCTGTGCGGCGCCGTGCTTGGGCTTCGCACCTAGACGGTCACCGGAGTGGTGCTCGCCGGTCAGCGCGTGCTCCTCGGCCTTGGCTGATTGTTTGGGGTCGTACTTGATTGGGAAGTACCCGCCGGCAACGACCTGGCCATTGACCTCGAATGTCGTGAGCTCCACACGGGGCGGCGTGAATCCGTACATGTCCCGGTGCAGCTGCGCCGTCTGCGGCCACAGCCCCTCGAGCATTGACCAGGCACCCTGGGCGAACTCGACATCGGACTGGTCTATGTACTTGCCGAAGATGTACTCGACCTGCTGGTCGGTAAACCCCCAGCCGTCACGCACTCGCTGCCGATTGGATTCGGTGCCCCAGTTGAGCAGCACAGTGAGCGCGTCGTTCTTGCTGATGCCGGTGCCCAGGTTCTCATCCCAGGTCTTGGCTTTCATGCGCGACTGAGCTCGAGCGCCGTAGTATCGGTCGAACAGATCGCCGAGCTCCTCGTTGGCTGCGTTGAGCATCTCAGACTCGGCGACGGCCGCATCCTGTAATGGCTGCCCGATGAGGCGCCAGGCGTCGCCGTCGTCCTGGTAGCCATCGAGCATCCGCACCAGGTTGGATATAGTCAGCGAGCCATCCATGACGGCCCTGGTCTTCTCGAGGACAGTGAGGTCCTCGCCGCCGAACGTGTCGACCTTGGGCGCGTGCTTGGCATTGAGCTCCATCGTGCGCAGCAGCTTGGCCTGCGCTACCTCGAGGGCCTCGCGCCGACCCTGGGCCAGCATGAACGCCTTCGAGCGACTGGCGCCCTCGAGCATCTCGAGCGCCTGGTGCACGGTGGCGAGCTGCTCACCCGTCAGGCTCAGGTAATGCACCTGGTCCTGGTCAAGCAGTGCGGTCAATCCGGGGATGTCCATACCGAACGCCTGGGCGTCTTCACGTTCTTCTTGTCGGCGCAGCGCACGCTCCTCCTCGGGCAGCGCATCGTGTGGCGTTTCAGGATTGGCGAAGCCGGCCGTCTCGAGCAGCTGCGAGCGCAGCGCCTGCACGTCGACAGGCTTGCCGCCCTTGCGCCGGAAGTCGAACACAGCAAGGACTGTGTCGAGCGCGTTCTTGTAGATGTCACCTGACGCCTTGACCCGGTCGTAGCGCACACCGCGGCGCATGGACTTGGCCAGAGCTCGAGACTTCTCGGCCTGCTCGAGCTGTGCCTTGGCCGCCTTCCAGATGTAGTGCTGGTGTGCCTGGCGCGTGAGGGCCTCGAGCGTCGCCTGCGCATCGCCTCGAGCAGCTGCCTGCACGGCCGCGTCGCCCCACTTCTGCTCCTGGCGTTGTATCTGCCCTAGCCGCAGGCTGCGCAGCGGGACGTTGGCTGTGGCGGCCTCGGCCGCAGCTCGCAACTGGCCGCGGATGTCGCCTGGTTGCTCCTGGCTGCCCATCTGCCGGCGCAGCGCCGCTATCTGGCGCACCAGGGACTCGCCGGTCTGATCGGCGTGCACTGCTGCAGCAGCTCGTGTGCGAATGGTGTCGTCGTCCATCTCGGACACCTCGGCCTTGGCGCGCCTGGTGCCCTCTGCCTTGGCGTATGCCTTGCGCTCTGCCTTGGTCATGGTGTTGGCCATGGCCTCGACGAGCTCGGCGCCACTCGAGTACCCCAGCACGCTGGCCGCGATGTCGATGTCGACACCATCCTTGGCCGTCAGTCGGTTCATGCGCCTCGAGCGCGGTGCGTCGGTTAGTGCCCGCACCTGGCTGGCGTTGAGCTTGAACGCATCTGTGCCGTCGAGGGCTGCCGTCGCTGCAGAGAATCGGTCGCTGACCTGGCCCGACGTCAAGAAGTCCCAGGTCACCACATCGCGGTCGCGCTCGAGCTCAGCTGCCGCGTCGGCCTGGCGACGGCGCTCGACGTCCTTGAAGTACGCGGTCGTGTCGCGCTGCAGGTCCTTCATCATCTCGACGGTCAGCTGGGCGGTGGCCTCCTCCGCGGCTGCGTCCATCGCGTCCTGCACTTGGGCGCGTGCATCGTCGTCTAAGCCCAGGCCATCGAGCGGCAGCTCGTTGCGCTGGCCGGCCGCTTCTCGAGCCGCCAGGATGGCGTCGTCGGTCGCCAGCATGCGGTCGAAGACTTCGCGAATGGGGTCGTTGAGCTCGGCGCCGCCCAGCTTGTTGGTGCCGAACGGGCTCGAGCGCAGCAGGTTGCGGTACAGGTGCATGAGCCAGGCGCGGAATTTGTTGAACACGCTGGCGAGCTCGCGACTCGGGGCGCGGCCCTCCATGAGATACGTCTCGAAGCCGCTTGCAAACAGCTCGTGCCTGGTGCGCTCGTCCTTGGCGCCCTGGCTACGGAACCACGTCTCTGCGGCCGCCAGGTCGTTGGCAATAGATGGGTCGATGGTCTGAGCGTCGCGCATCACCTCGAGGAAGTAGTGCGCGCTCTCGTGTAGGAATGTGCTCTTGTCCTTGCCGCGGCCGAGCACGATGCGACGCTTGGCCGGCTCGTAATAGCCTCGAGCCTCGGGCGCGCTCGCGACGGGTTTCGGTTGGTTGAGCGCGGCTGGCGCCGGCAGCGCGACGTTGCGGTTGTGCCAGACGACGAACTGGTCGTCGCGTGCCACGTCCTCAGTTGCTCGTGGAGCGCCGGACATATCACGCCGATGTGCCACAGGGGCCTCGCGACGTTCGGCTGCGTTCAGGTGCATGCGCGCCTGAGTGGCGCGGGCCTCGACCTCACCGGCCAAGCGGTGGTAGAGCTCATAACTGCTGGCGTACTTGACGTCGTGCAGCTGGTTCTGTAGCTCGACATGCTTCTTGCGGAGCGCTCGGCCAGGGGCCACCGTGGCGACAGCGGCGCCATAGGCCTTGGACGCGGCTGCTTGTATTGTTCTCACCGTTCGAGGGTCGCTCTCGAACGTCGCCAGCCACGACGGCCCCAGCCTCGTTTCAATGGCGGCCGCCATGCGCAGCGATGACCTCCGCAGCCATTCGTTGTAGTCCTTGCTCCGACGTTTTGGCGCGCTGCCACCCCACGCCGAGAGGTCGCGGGTAAGCTGAGGGTCTAGTTCTCGAAACTCTGGATGGTGCGCCCACTCGAGCAGTCCGCGAACGTGACGCCCTACCGTGGTCAGCTTGTCTCGAGCCACGTACTCGCGCAGCTTCAGCATGTCGCCATACAGGTGTGCGTTGTGCACCGTTTCCAGGGCCTTCGCTTCGTAGGCGTCCATCATCTCGGGCATGACGTCGCCGAAGTGCACGCGCATCCAGCTATCGAACTCGTGACTAAACGCCGACGACGCCGACTTGTATGCCTCGACCGCCAGCGCCTTCATCTGTGGGCTCGAGTTACCACCCTGGGCGAACCCCTCGAGGGATTGGATAGCGTGCTGGACCTCGTGCAATACGGTTGTCAGCATCTCAGGCTCGGCGAGCTTGGGCGACATCACCAGCGTCTGGCTCTGCACGTTCCACTGGCCGAGCGTATTGCCAGGTAACGGCCGCACCTCAACCGTGATGTCACGCAACGATGGGTACGCCTCGAATAGGCGCGGGTGGTCGAGGACCTTGTCGAGCGGGGCGCTCGAGCGCTTGCTGCCGATACCAGAGTCGCGAGCTGCAGCCAAGGCCTGCGCCGCCTGGTCTGTCGTAGGCTGCTCGCCGCTGAGGATCATGTTGCGCAACGACATCGTCGCTGCGATTTCCTTGGCGAACGCCCCCGCGGGGCCATCCTCCCAGCCATTGTCCGTGAGGGATATTCTGAGAACGGAGACAAACCGCGGATTGCTTGTGTAATTCCAGCCCGTCTCGTCCAGCATTGCAGCAATGTGATGAGGCCGTAACAGCCCTCTGATGTCTTCGCTCAACGCAACCAGGTCGTCGTGAATGCGACCTGGATCACCGAACAGGGCGTCGGGGTCCTTCACGGGCTCGGGTATCGACAGCGTCGCCTGGCTGTCGTCAATCTCGAATCGCATATAGCCGTCAGCGCCGCGGGTCCAGCCAGTCTCTCGCTGAACGTACGCGGCGTTGCGGCCTTGGTCGAGCATCTCTTCGGCGCGAGCGGCGCCAGGCGGGACGTTGCGGGCCTGCTCACCCGCAAACTGGTTCAGTCTTGCGGGAACTCCGGCGGCCACTCCGTCTCGGCTAGCCAGCCCGCGGTCTCCTCCGGTGTAAGGCCGTCCCCCTCCCTCACGAACTCGGCCCAGTCCATTGGCGTAAGAGGAATCTCCTGGGCTCGCATCCGCTGCAGCTCCGGCGTCGTCAGGGTTTGCCCACTCGGGAGCGGGGAAAACGCCTCCGGCCAGGTCGAGGATAGCTTGTCGGACATCGTCTCTCTCCGCGCTTGTTTTGGTGGCCCCATTATCCCACATATCGCGAACCGCTGCCTGGTTGGCATCGGTCTTCCAGTCGGCTGGGAACGCTGTGCGAATAGCCTCCCACGTAATGGACTGTATCTGGCGAGGGAGGATGGGGCCGCCATCGGCCTCGGCAGCTGCCTGCCTATATGCCTCCGCATAGATGCCGTAAATGCCGCGGATGCCCGTGTGCTGAGAGCTGAACCCGCCGAAGTTCTTCAAGACCTCCGCGGCCGAGCTGCCGACGGCCAGCATCAGGCCGGCGCCGATAGCGTGCGTGTCAATCGTCACGTCGCCGTAGTCGTTGTTTGGCGACAGGATGTTGTTGTAGAAGTTGCGCACCTTGTGCGCGTCGCCCATTGCTGCGCTGACCCCCTCGAACGACATGTCATCCAGAACCGCGAGCGCCTTGGACATCTCCCCGTATGAGTTCCACGAGGTGGTGCCTCGAGGTTCGCCGATGAAGTCGCCCTCGGGTGTTAGCACCCGGTGCCCGCGTTCGTTGTGTGCCTCGTCGTAGGCACGCAACCACATCGCTCGGTCCTTGGTCGACGTCAGGCTCGCGTAGTCTGACTGCAGCACCCGTCGCAAGTTCTCGAGGTCCTCGAGAGAGCCGCGACTCTCGAACCTGCCCTTGCGTTCTGCATGGGTTTGCTTGCGCCCCTTGTCGCCCTCTGGCAGGGCCAGCCGAGCGAGCCGCCCTCGCTTGTTGGCCTTGGCACTCTCGGCCTTGGCTCGCCGCTGCTTGCCGTATATCTCCGACACGTAACCGTTGGGCCCGTACTTCCACTCTGCCCACTCGATCATCTCAGGCGTGGCGGCGCCGACATCCTCGAGCACGTTGAAGTGTAGGTCGACGACCCGCTCAGCCAGGCTGATATTCTCAAACCAATCCTTCTGCGGTGACAGCGCTGCGAACACGCCAGCCATCGCATGATCGGGAATGCCGAACCGATCAGCCCAGCGGGATGTCAGCGCTCGAGCGCCGTCATACCAGCGCCGTGAGCGCTCGCGTATCTCCGGGTCGATGTTGTTGTGAATCCACAGCAGGTTCTCCTTAACGTGAGCGATGAACTCCTCGATGACCTGATCGGGGTTGTCCCACGATACCGTTGGCTTGAACCCTCCGGCCTGCATGGCCAGGAACGCGGCGCGGGTCTTGGTGCCGCCCACGCCAGGTGTCCTGCCATCCGACGGGTCGACGCCTTCTGGCGCCTCAGGCAGCGACGTGAACTGCTCGACGCCGATGACCAGGTTGTCCTCGAGCGGGTTCTCGGTCGCACGCGGCCCCGCGGCCTGGCGCGTTGAAATTCTAAACGGGTGATTGCCGTCCTCGTCCTGCCCGTTGACGCTGGGCTCGCGCATCGAAGGGCCACCGTTATGCCCGACACCCTGATCGAGGCGCTGAGGCAGCTGCGCCACACGTGGCACCTCGGAGCGCGGGTCGACCTCGCCCGTCGCGTTACGCACGACAACCACAGGCATGGACTCAACACCCGCCTCGATTGCCGCTAGGGCACGATGACGCCCGCCATGGTCGTTGCTCGTGGCGCCATCCTTCCTGACGTACCCCAGGAACCCGGCAGGGAACACGTCGCCGTTGCGCATGCTCTCGACGTAGCCGTCGACGACGTCCTGCTCGACGCCTTCCATCGAGTCGCGCTCGCCGAACTGATCCTGTACTCGTGCGAGAAACTCCTGCGGCGTCATGACCGTCTCGATGCGCTCGAGCTTGCCCTCGAATCGCTCGGGGTTCTCGCGGATGGCCTCGGCAATCTGGGCGTCGGTGGTGAAGTCAGTGACGAATGAGGGCGTGTCTACTGGCTGCCTGAGCGGCACGTTGCCGGGTTGCACCACCTCGGCCTCGAGCGGCGCCACCGCGGCCCCAGCGGCGCCGGCCTGGCGCGCTACCTGGCGCTGCTGCATGTCGAGCTCGGCGACGACTGCGTCGACAGCGCTGGCCGGATCGGCCCCGTGGGCCAGGTACGCCTCGAGGGCGTCACGGTCCTTGCCATCGAGAGCCTTGCCCGCCTTACGGATGCAGTCAGCCAGTGATGCCACCGGTTAGTTCTCCATGTGGTAGTACGCGATTACCGCTAGGATGATAGCGTGTCGGCGCCGTTGAGCGCGCCGCAATGATGACTCAAGGTTGCCGGATGACCGGCCCGGTCCTGGGCCTATGCCCCTGCCTTGGCCGCCAGTAGTGACGACGTGCGGCACCGTCTCGGCCGCGGCCGCGGCACCGGCGGCGAACCCGAATGCCGGTAGGTTCGATGCGCCCATCCCCAGTGTGACAATGCTCATGGCGACGCTAGCGCATCTCGGCGCTTGATGGTCTGACCTTCGGCTGCAGTCCAGGCCTCGGTACCTTCATCGTCGGCCCACAGCGGGGCTTCAAGCAGTACCGCACTGCCCGCGTCGTTGTATATTTTCTGCTTGCTCGTCTCGTCGTCAGTCTCGTTTCGGTTCTGCACAATCTGCCTGGCGAGCCCCGCATCGGTGGCCGCAGCAGCAGAGGATGCGGCAGCTGTCACCGCGGCAGCGCGGTCGCCGGCCGTGAATCCACCACCACCGGCGTCATACCCATAGACCGGGTTGCGCCAGTTGACCTCGATTCCGTAGCCGCCCGTCGTCGGGTCCTTGGCTGGCCGAACGTCGTCGTCGCGGAATATGCGCGAGCTGTCGGTCTGCTTGACGAAGGCGCCGATTGTCTCATCGAGATACAAGTTAACTACCGCGGTGTTGATTCGATAGTTGGCCGGGTCGATGGCTGTCGCACCACCCCAGAACTGGTGCATGCCGGCCGTTGTTGTGAGGGCGTAGCAATAGAACGCCCACAACTGCGTGCCGGCGTAGTCAGCATCCGCAGCGAGGTCTATCTCATCGTTGACGTAGTCGGCCGAGAACATGGTCACGGCAGAGCCGTCTACCGCGTTGATGGCATAGGGCGAGTCAGCGACAACGGCCACCACGAACGAGAACCCTGACGCCGCAGCGATGCCGCTGGTGTCGTAGAGACTGAAACTCGTGGCACCATCAAGCTCCGCGAACCTTACCCGGAACGCATCTCCAGCCGAGAACTCTTCACCGTTGGTGTAGTTGAGGGCAACCGTCGCGCCAGCTGGGTCAGCGTCGTAGAACAGGATGGCGTACGTGGTCCAAACAACGTCGCCAGCTCCAGAGCCATTGGTGTCAGCCGTCGTGTTGCCGACGGTTGTGTCCCAGGTCGGCTCGGTGTCGTTCGACGTACCTGCCGTCGTGCAGACCATGTACAGGCCTGCCGTTGATTCTGTGCCCAGGCCGGTTGAGCGCAGCACCTTGTCGCCCAGCGAGTAGGCTGTCGTCGCCGCCCAGGCTGATGCTGTTAGCGCCGCGACGTTTGTGACCTGCAGTCGGATGTCGGCGCCAGTGGTCGGCATTCCTGAGCCGCCAACCGTCGCCGTGACAGTCACCTGACGACTGACGCCCAGGTCGTCGACGTGGATTATGTTGGACGCATCTGCAGCCGCGATGTTCTTGATGGTCAGGCCCTGGCTGGTCGTGATGACGCCGCCAGAGAATGAGAGCGTAGCCTCGGCGTAGATGTTGCCGACCTCAGTCGCGCCCACGTCGATTGTGCCGGTGGCCAGCAGTTCGTTCTGATACCAGTCGTAACACTGCTGCACCGTGCCACCATTGGCGTCAATCTCACCGACCGCGAAGTCGCGGCTGACCCCATTGATTGTATGCGTCGTCGCGCCCAGGGTGAGCGTCATCGAATCGTAGGGCGAGCCTGACGGGCTGGTGGTGACGATGCCTGCGTCGGTCACCGTGGTCATCGGGATGAGGTAGCTGCGATAGGTGAGTGCTGTCAGCGCCTGCGTCGTGACCAGGTCGTAGTACCCGTAAGTCTTGCCAGCTTCGCGGGCGTAAATCTCCAGGGCCGTTCGTCTGTCAATGACACCGTTGTCGTAGACCTGGATGCACTCGTTGAACGCATCAGCCACCCCGAAGTTCGTCTTCGCCGCATCGCCGTCGAGCAGGTAGTAAGGTTGGTCTGCTGCATCGGCAAGCGTGCCGCCTTGAACGAGACAGAGCCATTCCTCTTGCGTGACGTCACTGGTGTCGATGTAGGCGAACCCACACGAGCGCAGCAGCGCTGCCGACGCGGTGCTGAAAAACTCCCAGCCCTGCCTGAACTCCAGCATTGTCTTGATGGGGCCGTCGGCCATGGCGAACGGCATGCGGTACTGGTTGTGCGTGGCGCCGGAGTTCCATAGGTCGGAGAGCGCGCCGAAGAGTGCCGCACCCGTGATGCCATTGGCCGCGCCAGCAGACAGGTTGCCAGCGATGTTCAGTGTTACCTTCTTGGTGCTCAGGTTGACCGTCATTTCGGTCCCGTCTGAGCAGTTCGCCTTGGCGGTAATCCTAGCCATACGCTGGGTCCACCTCTAGCGTGACGCTGATGCTGGAGTCAACAGAGCCAACATTAAGGTTCGACTGCCAGTAGGGCTTGTACCCGGCCAGGAACACCTGAATGTCGACGTTGTTGCCAAGTGGCGCCGTGAATACAAATGCCTCAGACGTGCCAGCTGTCTCGACGTGCAGTTCTTCGGTTTGCGTTCCGGCGGCGAGGATGGTTAGCTCTGCGCCGGTCGGTGAGATGTTGACGGTGAACGTCACGTCGTTGGAGTAGGTGACGCCCGTGGCGCTTCCTGAGATAGAGGAGGTCGAGAAGTCCGACCCATTAGACAGCACGACCGTGAGCGCGGAACTGTTGGTTGAGTTGTAGTGCAGGTCTACCGTATTGCCGCTGCCCGTGATCGCGTCAGCGGTTAACGATACTGCGCCAGTGCCGGTGAACTCGACGCGCAGCCCAATCGCGTTATTTGAAAATGTACAGTTTGCGAGGTCGTCAAGCTCTGCCTGTAGTGCCGCCTGCGTGGCACCCGAGATAGTCATGCACTGCGCGTCAAGGGTGTTATCGAACGTGTTGCCTCCACTCAAGTCTGCACTGTTCTTGGTTATCTCCTTGCACCCTGTGATTGTCATGCCCGCAATCGGCGAGCCAATATCGTTAAGAGTTACGGTGCCCGACAACAGCGTTAGGCCATTCATCGAGTAGGCCGCGCTTGCGCTGGTCAATGCGTTAATAAGGAAGTTGTGCAGGTTCCCCAGGTTGACAGTCGTCTTGTCTAGCGTAATGTCGCAGTCGTCGCTGGCGTAAACACTGAGCGTGAATGCCGCCGCCGACACTTGGCAGTGCATTTGCAGAATGTCGATGTCCGCAGCCGCAGGGAACTCTACCGCCTGTGACGTGCTATCCCAAATTGTCTTCCTAGCGCCGTTGCCAATCTGGATGCTTTGGTGGGCGTAGAACTGGGAAGTCGCCTGCCCGCCCTGGGCTTGAACACTTGAGAGGCCAGCGCTGCTTGCTATCTTCTCAGCAGTGCTGAATGAAGCCACTGCCCCTCCGGTTGAGCCGCCAATGATTTTCATCGTCAGCAAGCTATACAGGAACGCCCACACGGGCTGGTCATTAGAATACTCGGACCAGAACCCAAACATTATGTCGCTTACAGATGCGTTGTTAGGAGTGCCGTGCGTCTCGTAAGGTGTCTCTGAGGCTTCAAAAACGTAAGGAAACGTGCCGCGATTTGGTGTGACCAAGGTATCTCGGGACGCCATCTTCCACACGTTTGCGCCTGTAGTCGTCCCTGTAATAAGGCCGATGTACATCCCGCCTATGCTCCAGTCAGCAAGGGCTACGCTCCCAACCTTATGTATAAACGACAATATTGCACCGCTTAGGTCTTGCGCGCTTGCTAGAGGGACTCGTGTTATCGAAGGTTCGTATCGGTCGCCCGTGTACAATTGGTAATTGCAGTGGTCTATTAAACCGTTTCGCGGGCCGAGCGGCATTGGGTAGTTGGCAGTAACCGCCTGAAACGTGCAGGTGGTACCTTCCAAGTCAGGAACCGCTCCGGTTGGGTCTGCGTCGGGGGATGTTCCAAGTTCTGCACTGTAACCGGCCTCGAACAGCCCATGAACAAGCGTAGCCGGAGAATCGGTCGGGTCTTGGTAAGCGTCTATCTCCGCATTCCCATCGTCACGCACCTCAATAGTCCAAGCGTGACCGAATCGCGTGACGGTATAGGCTTGCCTGCATCTATGGGAGGTCGTCGCTACGCTGGCCTGCTGGTGCGTGTAACCGGCAACTGCCATGGAGCAATTGTAGTTTGATGCTGCCGCTATCTGAGTCGCCGCAGTCTCGAAGACCATCCCGTTGATTGACTGGGAGAAGGCAGCCTCGACAATGTAGGTGTTCGCCTCACTTGGCGTAACGCTAGGCGTGTCGTAGTACCACGCGGAAGCCTCGGTTGTTTCTGTAATCGTGTAGGTGGTCGTGGCGTGCGCCCCGTCCATGACGATTACAACCGCTGACCATTCGCCATTTGCCCCTGTGACTACAAGGTCAACCTCCGAGCTAGATGCGGCCCTGTTAACAAAGAGTCCTGCGGTATTTCGCTTGCCGGAGGTTTGCTGCTCTTTGGTCCAATTGGTGCTCACGGTGGCGAGCGTACCCCCGTAAATGTCGTGGTTAACGAGAACCATTAACTCGTTACCCGACACATGGGCAGGCATAGAGATGGTGATGCTCGTCTGGTTGCCGTCCGATATAACGGAACCCGAACGAAGTGGCCTAGCCATCAGTGCCTCGCCTTCGGTTTCACGCCGACGATGTCACCAGTGCCGTCAAGGTCGAACTCGAGCTCGGGAAATGGGCGCGGCTTCGACATGGCGCTGGCCATCGTCTGCATGGCCCCCGTGACCGCCTTGAGTTGTTCGCGGTCTGCGTCGCCCTTGGTGGTCAGGGCTTCCACCGCTGCGCACATCAGCGACAGCTGTAGGCGCTGCTCATCCATCGCCGCGGCGTGTTTAGCTGATTGAGAGCTCAGCGCCTCGAGCAGTTGTTCAACCGTTCGCTCGAGCCCCGTCTTGTGCCGGCGCAGCTCTACGACATCATCGCCGGAGAGCTCGCTCTGTCCTACCTTGCGAACCATTACGCCCCCATGCAGTCAGCTAGTTGTTCAACAACGCCGCGTCGCTTGCCCACCTGCTCGAAGGTGCGCTGCGCATCTCGCACGATGTCGACCTGCTCGCCCGTCTCGCGAACCTGTACCGTTTCTCCGATGCGAGTCTCGCCGAAGTCCTGCACATCCGCCACCGGAGTTGTAACCGCACCGGCGGCAATTTCATCCTGCTCAAGGCGCTGATCGTCGGCCTGGCCCAGCGCCTTGCGGACGGCCTCATTGTCCAGTTGGCTTAGGTCGAGCATGTTGTCGTCGAGCACTTCCTGTAGCGCTTGGGCACGCTCGAACACAGCCGTCGCGTCCTCATTGGCGTTGATCGGCGAGTAGGTTGGCTTGCCCACGAGCTCGCCAAGCACTGCGTTGACCAACGTCTGTGGGTCGTTCGCCTCGAGGAACCCCTGGTCGAACATCGACTGCGCCGTATCAGCCAGGCCGGACAGGTCTGCGCCGTTCGCAACGTCGATGTTCATGTCACTGGTGTCGATGCCCGCAGCCGCGAGCGTCTCGCCTAACGTAGCGCCGCGGGCCTCGCCCTCTGTTGGGATTGAGCCCTCGCGCATCTTGTCGAGCTGCATGTCGAACAGGTCGACCTGCTCCATGTGCTTGGCCAGCCGCGGGTCGATCTCCTCCATGATGGTCAGCCCGTACTTGTCCATCAGGTCCTGCATCGTGACGCCGGCCGCCTTCAGCCCTGGGCGCTCGAGTAGCGTCTCGAAGAACGCCTGGTGCACGAGCGCGTAGGAGCTCGCGACGTCAGCTGGCGTGCTGGCCTTGATCAGCTGGTCGTACACGTTGTCATAGACCTGGCTGCCGCCTTCGAGCTCGTCTGTGGCCTTGGCCTGCAACTCGGCGATGCGCGCCTGCACGTCTTCGTTGAATACCTCGTTGAGCGTCATGCCCTCGGGGTCGGTTTTCATGTCTTGCTTGAGCGCTTCGTGCACCTCGGTGCCGGCGTACTGCGACATGAATGTCTCGATGGGTATCCCGACCAGAGAACCCGTGGCGGCCGCCTCGGCGACTTGCTCCTTGAGCTCCTCGACCGCCTCGGTCAGCGGGTCCTCGAGAGGAAGCGCGAGCTGCTGCAGATACACCTCGGCCTGGGTCGGGTCCAGATAGACATACTCGGTGCCAGCCTCGAACCCCATCTCCTTAACCAGGGCGGCGAACCGCTTGGGGTTGTTGACCCTCAGCTCGGCGCGGTTGGCCAGGTCTGCCATCATCTGTAGCTTTTGGTGGTCCCTTAATGCTCGGTCGATGCGCCTGGTGGTTACACCCACGGCCTGCACGCCGGCAATCTGCGTCGCACTGCTCGTCACACTCGACACGAGCGTGTCACGCGCCGTGGTCTTGGCTATCTCCCACAGGTTCGCTGTGTCGCCCTTCTCGTACGCATCCCGTATCGCCTTACCCTGGTCACCGACCTCCGCGACGGCACCGGTCAGCGCCTGGCCGAAGCTAGCGAGCTGCTCGCCGCCAATCTCCGACAGGATGAAATTCTTGATGTTGCCCTTCCAGCCATCGCCCAGCCCCTTCATCAGCGCATCGGTTGGTAGCTTCTCAGTACCGACCTCGATGCCGGTATTGATGAGCGCGTACACAAACGCACCGGCCGGGTTCATGCCTTCCTTGATTGCCTCGAGGCGAGCGTTGCCGAATTCTAGCGAGCCCATTATGGCGAGCGCGGTGTTGGGGTTGCGCGTGACGGCGCCGAGCATCAGCGCGGGCACCTGAGTCACGGTGCTGATGAGGCCAGAGCGCATGCCATGCTCGAGCCAGTTCATGCCGGCCGGCGTGGTTGACCTGATTTGCTCCTCGAGCTCGTTCGATTCCTTGAGCAGAGCAGGGATGTTCAACTGCTCGTTGGCCGTGGCGACCTGGTTCTGCACCCTGAGCAGGTTGGCGTGCGCCTTAGGGGCATACCGCTCCATGATGTAGCCCAACATGCCGACGTCACCACCCAGGCCGGGAACTCCTGCCAGAACATAGTTGCCGCCGAGAGTGTTGACGTCCACATACGCCTGCATCTGACTGTGCAGCTGGTCGTTGTAAAACTGCTGATACCGAGCCCAGGCCGCGGCGCCGACACCCTGAAACATCCGCGTGGGATTGCTCGCGATGTTCGCCATCGCATCAACCATCGACATCTCCGGCTGGCCGGCTTCCGGGGTCTGTACGAGCTTGCCGTTCTGCGACCAGTAGTTCGAGTCGCTCAGGCTTAGCCCCATGACGCGCTCGATGTCGGTCAGCGCCGGGACGCTGGTGTGCGCCTGCTTGGCGAACTGGATGTCAGCCAGGTGCGACGCCACGACGGGCGTGTCAGACAGGATGGCATCAAATGGGATTTGCCCGCGGGCCACCTCGCCCTCGGCCCACTTGCGGTTACGCCTCGTAAACTCAATATCCTTGCCGATCTGGCGCGATAGGTCCTCGAGCGCTGACTCGTCGGCCGGGTTCGTTTCGACTGCCTGGCCCATCGTTTGCGTCAAGTCCTCGAGCGCATGGGCCTCGGGGAGATTGACACCGGCGAACGGGTCGTCAGCGACATTGGGAGCGGCCGGGGCAGGGCCCAGGTCGACGCCGGCGAACGGAGAGTCATTGGCTGCTGGCACCGCAGCTGCGGTGCTCGGTGCCACATCTGCGGTGGCGTCCACTGCAGGCGCTGCTGCAGCGCTCGACTCGGCGAGCGTGTCAACACCAAACGGATTGGGCGTGCTCACTTAACGCGGCCTCGCCACTTCTCCAGAGCAGAGCGCATACTGTCGTCGGTGAGGTATCGCTCCCAGAGCAGCTTCTCGGCTGCCTTGTCACCAGGTGTATATCGCTTGTCTGGGTCGTTCCGAATCATCTGGCGCAGGACCCCCATCGTGTCATCGCGACCATCGAGGTCGATGAGATACTGCTTGATGCTACCGGCGTGGGGCTCAACGCCCAGGCGACGCAGGCTGTCACGTGCTTTGTTCATGTCATCGGCGTCGAGCTCGCCGTAGCCCTCCACGGTATCAGTGAACCAGCCCTCAGTCGTCGTGGTGAGCTTCTCCACCGCGTCGATACCCTGCTGCAGGACTTCCGGCGGTGGGGTCTTGTCAGGGCCGTTAGCCGCACGCCAGGCCTGGACAGGCTCGAGCGCGACCTTGAGCACCTCGGCGTGGCGCCAGGCGTAGTCGCGGCGGTCCTGCATGGTGGCCTTGGTTCCTGGCTTCGGGCCGATCTGTCCAAGCATCGAGCGCTCGAGCGAATCACCCGCGGTCCCCGTGAACTCATTTGCAGCGGCGCCCTTGTTGGGGTCGAACTTGCCGAGCTCCTCGATATAGCCTGCGTACTGCGAAGGCGTCAGGCTTTGCTTGTTCGCATGCACTTGCTCGAGAGCCAGGTCGCGGGCCTCGAGACTATCCACCCCACCAACCATGGCGTTGACCGTGGCGTGCACCCTGCCGTCGTATTTAGGCGGCACACCCTTGAGCAGCTGCATGTACACGGCACCGGACACCTGGTCCTTCGCGCCGGGGTTTGCCATGAAGTATGCGGCCGGATCAGCGCCGCCCTTGATGATGGCGTTGACGGCACTGCGGTCGGCAGCGGCTCGAGCATTGCTCGCTTCAGCTGAGCGTAGCTGAGCCATCCGGGTCACCCTCGACTCGGCCGTGCGGTACTGGTTCGCCGTGATGTCGCCCTTGCGGTTGAGCTCGCGCAGGCGCTTCAGCTGCGCGCTGGTGGAGCCGCCGCCGGCGATGGCCTGATCGGCAGCCTCGAGAGCAGCCTGGTCGCCGACCTTGGATTCAACGAGCTGCTCGAGCCTGGCGCGTACCCGCGCATCTATCTGCGTGTCACCCTCACCGGTTGATGGCATGGAGTTGAGGTACGCCTGGGCACCTTGCGGGTCCTTGACCATCAGGTCCTGCACAACGGCAGCATGCACCCGCGTGCGGCTCTTGACCTGCTCTGCCTCGACTTGTTCCGGCGACCAGCCATTGCCCACGCCGCGCATCTTAATCTCGGCCGCGGCGCCAGCCATGAACTCCATGGCATTACCACCGGCCGCAGCCTGCTGCACAGCGTGCCGCTCGAATGCGTCGATGTTCACCAGGCGGGCGTTGTCGGTGTATTCCTTCTGGCCGGCCAGGGCGAGCTTGCCCATGGCGCCGAAGTGGGATCGCTGGCGTGCAACGAGCGCCTCGCGGAACAGCTTGCGCTGGGCGTCTGACTCGAGCCCGCCGGCGCTTACCTCGACGGCCTTGTCCCACTGCTCTCGAAACTCGGTCATGCCGCTCACGGCATTGATGCCCTTGCGCGCCAGGTACGGGTTGTCCCCCTCGTGCATCCACGTGAACGCATCCTTATCCAGCATGTTGACGGCGTTCTTGGCCGCGGCCAGGTCTGTCTCGTCCTCCTGCTTCTGCATGGCGGCCATTAGAGAGCCGGCTTGTGACAGCAAACCCTTGCCCAACCCGAAGAAGCCCGACGTCTTCTGATGCCCTGCGGCTTCGCGCTGGCCGGCAGTGACGCGCTCCTTGGCCGTCCTGTCATCGAACGTGCCGGTGCCTATCCGTTGCTGCGTCGGTTGCCGTGCCGGCTCGGGGATGTGATTGAGCGTGCTGCTCTGCGGGATGGTTGGCATGGTTACCCCTACGCGGACGCCGCTTGTCGCAGCGGGTCCCACTTGCTAGACACGGGTGACGACTGGGTCAGCAGCGTTGGGGTTTCCTTGCGGCCGTAGTCGGACCCGGCCCATAGGTCGATGTCACGCTGAGACTCGTAGTTCTTCGCTGCCGCTTCGTACGCTGCCGCTTTGTTGTTGCCCGACGTCCGGATCATCATCGCGTCCATTTCAGCATCAAGCATCGTGCTTGCAAGAATGCCGGCATTGGTATCCCCAGAGAGCAGGGCGCCACTCGCACCCATGGCAGCGCGTTGCGAGCCCGCCTTCTGGCCTGCGTCCATCTTCGCCTTGGCGACGTGGAGCTCGGCCGCAGTCTTCTCGCTCTGTGCCTGGTTGCGCTGCACTACCGCGTTGTTCGATGCAATCTGCGCGTTGTAGGTTGCTTCATCAGCTCGCTGCTTGGCCTGTATGGCCTCTGCATCGGCTTGCGCACGCTGCTGGGCGTCCTGAGCGCTCTGCTGCTCGCCTTGCTGCATGGCTGACATCATCATGCCGCCTATGGACATTGCTGCTTGTAGGCCACACATCAGTGGTCACTCCTCATCGTGAATGGGTAGAACATCTGCCCGACGATGCCCGCCGGAACTGGGGCGCCGAACTGGAACCCCATCCACTCGAGCCATCGAATTGACACCGCGTTGTCCACGCTGACCATGTTGGAGAGCGTGTCGTAGCTCGTGAACATTGCGTCAAGATGGCCGCGGCATTCCCGGAGGAACCGCCGGCTCACGAGCTCGATGCCGTCGGTCGCCAGTAACCAAGGGATGCCCTTGCGCGTCAGTACAGACTCTGGGCAGACCCCGAATAGAATCGAAGGAGAGCCCCCGACCGCCACCATGTGCGCGGTGGTTGAGTGGTTCCAGCTGATCTCGATTGCCCGATGAGGCGTTACGCCCAGGGATGCAACCTCAAGACGGTCGGCTTCGCGCATGTGGTTTGCCACATAGACCGCGGCCGCGTTGCTCGGCGTGATGAACTGCGCGCTAGCCATTGATGGCGAGCTCCGGCGTGATGGCGAGAATGGTTGAGGGTACGGGGTTCTCTTGCCGGATGTACACCTGTCCCGTCTCAGTCCAGCTCGGCTCGACGGCGAATTGCTGAGTACCTGACGACAGCGGAACCATCCCGTACCCCATGGCCGGGGTGCGCTCGGGGAACTCGTGCAGGGTTTCCGCGTCACGGCCGGCCTGCAGGCCTTTGGCGTCCTTGACGCGCAGCGTGACAACGGCTACCGACTTCTTGCGCCCCTGGACCGTGCGACCCTGGGCCGATACCTCAAGCGTCTGGATGTCGCAGTTGTACTGCAATCCAATGATGGCCCTCGTGCAGTCAGTCCCTGGCGGCAGTGTTACGGTGCCATCGGTCACGACCAGGTCGCGGTACACGGCCCCGTTGACCAACACCCACACCGTCTCGCTCTCGAGGTGCCACATCCCCGTGATGGAATCAGTCGCAGCGCCGTCGTACTCGAGCGAACAGTCCAGGCCGACATAGTCCTCGAGGTCGGCGACAACGGGGTCGGCCATGCGCTCGATGAACAGCTTGGTTACGCTATTGACCACCCGCTCGGCCACCAGGTAGACAGCGTCTCGAGTGCCCTCTGGTATCGCCGCCAGGCTCTTAACCTTGCCCGCATCAGCCAGGTGGCACTGTGTCCACCCGAACACTCGATGCTCGCGCAGATAGGTCAGGCAGAGAAGCGTGCCATCGGACCTGGCAACCCAGCCCAGGGAGTAGGGCTCCTCCTGGTAGCACCAGTCGACAAGCGACTTGCCCTCGAACAGATGGCGCGCAAGGATGGTTAGGTCGTCACCGGAATAGCCCTGGTCCTCCCATTGGAAGTTCAGGTCGCGCACCCGCGTGCCTCGGGCCTGGATGTACAGGACCGACTCGCCAACCACCTGGGGCGCCAGCGGGCCCGAACCTCGGCCGCCTTCCTTCTTGAAGCTCACGTCGCTTGGCGTCAGCACTTCGCCGGCGGCATTCGCCACAAACTCACCGCCAGAGGTGAACAGCAGCAGCTCCTTATGGCTGAGCATGTGTTCAATGCGGTTGAGCCGACGGGCGTTGAGCGTCTTGTTGAAGCTGTCGTCGTCACGCAGCGGCCGGCTGTATCTCATGTTCTCGTACAGGGCCGTCTTGGATAGCCAGAACGTCGTCGGGTTGTTGTTCGAGCCGCCGTACCCGCGACGCTCCTGGTGGTACGCGATAGCACCAGGGTAGTCATCCGCTCCGCCGAATGGGTTGTTCGACAGCGGTGGAGTGATCGCCATGTCAGGCCCAAGGTTGAAGTCGTCAAACGCATTGTTGACCGCTTCGCCTATCCAGCCATACACCTGGCTGCCGTAACTCAGCTCCTTGTACACGTTCCAGTAGGGAATGCCCCCTGGGTCGGTCCACGTAATTCTGGCGCCCCACGTCGTGTTCTGCGCGTTCATCGTTATGGTCGTGCTCGCGGATGCCGTCGACTCGTCGTCGTTGTCATCCACCGCTGTGACGATGTAACGGTAAGTCTTGTTGTTCGAGCCTGAGGCTGTGCCCTGCGTTGCCGAGCCCACGCCCGTGGGGATTGCCACGCTTGTGCCGAAGTTAACTGCGGTCACAGTCCAGTTCGTCTCAGCCACCCGGCTGATGTTCTGCGGCGCGTAGTCAGGGTGGCACACGGTCAGCACGTCAGCGGACTGCTCGAACTTGAGCCCGAATATGTCGTCCTCGCTCCACGCCGTGGTGACTTGGTAGACGCGAGCTCCGGTGCCGCCCGTCGTGAACGGGGTATATCCGGTCGCGTCTATGCCCACGAGCTCGTACGTGTTGGCTGTGACGTTAGCTGCGAACACGTACCGACCATTGAGCTCAGTGGTGCCGCCCAGCCCCTCGAGGTAGATCATGTCGCCGTTGGCGTACAGGTGGCCTGTCTGTTCAACCACGCACGGGTTGGTCAGCGTCACACTGATGACGTTCTGGCCTGTCTCGAGGATGTAGCCGGCAGACCCACTCGTGTCTCGAACGAATGCAGCCTTGAGGTCATGCAGCACCAGCACGTATGTCTGGTCGACGTTGAACTCGAACTCAACCAGGCGCACCGGGCCGGCGCTCTGATTAGGTGTCTCCCCGACAAATGCCGTGCCTGAGCGGGTCTTCATGCCGCCCTGGGCGATGACGTGCCAGTTGTCAGCTAGCGCGACACCTGTCTGGAACTTGGCCAGGTCGGAATGGGAGTGCAGCGCCGGGTCGAGCTCGCCACCTGATAAGGCGGTTTGTGTCTGTCTCACTGTTCACCTAGAACCGCATATATGGCAGGTCGTTACGCCATGGGGCTGAGCCGTAGGCGTACCGCGCAGCGATGCTCGCAGGCATCCGCGGTCGGCCCTGTTCTGATTGGTTGAGGTCTTGCGCCGCAGCCAGGTCCATTGCTGAGACGAAGTTCGTCATGGCCCTGTCTCGGTAATACTTGGTCGAGTCGCCGCCCAGGTTCATGGCCAGGTCGACGGCGAGAAGCCACGACAGTGCCTGAACGAACAGGGCGGGGAATCGCTGCTCGTTGGTCACAGCATAGGTGTAGATGCCGTAGGCCCCATCCTGATCGGTGCGGATGACCGTGTCGTCGGACAGCACATCGTTGGTGCTCGCAATCTCGAACGGTATCGGCGCCAGGTCGGTTGACGGCTGACTGACGCCAGGCGTCAACGGCCCCGTAGACGAACCGCTGGTCGTGACAAGCGACTGAGGCACCAGAGCGATCATCTGCGCGCACTGATTGGGATAGGCGTACTCGTACCTCCAGCCGAGCTGTGTGTACCCGGTGGTCGGTGCCAGCGCTATAGTTTTGCGCGCCCACATCCACGGGTACATGGCCAGCAAATGCTCGACAGTGACGTCGTAGAAGACCTGGCACTGAATCGCCTGGGCTGACGTTTCGTTGTCGACATCATTGACGACGCCGGCACGTATCCGCCCCAGCGCCAGGTTGCATATCTGGTTCTTGGTTGCCATCGCCTAGAGCGTCGGCTGCCCAGACTTCTCGATGCGGTCGGCCGCACCTGGGTTGTTGGCAGGCGGGTCACCGTCTTTGACCTTCTTGCGGCGCGTCGCCAGGGTTGCCTTGGTCTTGGCCTTAACGTCCTGCGCCGATGCCTCTGTCTCGGTGAACCGCTCGATGACCTCTATGCCATCGGGCCGCTTCTCATCATCAACGAATGACGGGTCGCAGGTCGTGAACACCTGGCCGGGGCGAACTCGGGCGCCGTCGATGAATCGAGTGCCGCCATCGTTTCTCAGTCGCACGTATTCCATGAGTGCCTCCGATTAAGTGCCCCCACAATGGAGGGCACTTCTTGCTAGCTAATGCCCAGTATCTGGACTTAGACGTACGGGTGGTTGCGTCGACGGCCGCCAGAGGCGATGTACGCCGACACCGTGCCTGCCGTCGTCGTCGCAGTCGCGATGACGAACTTGAGACGCAGGAACTGCTCGGTAATGCCTAGCGGCAGCCAGAGCCCTTGGAACGGGTCGTAACCGACAACCAACGTGGCAACCGGGATGGCCGCGGTGGTCATCACGGTAGTGGCCGAACCGAAGGCTGATGTGGTGTCCATCTCCAGGGAGAAGGTAACCGTCGCCGTTGCACCAACGAAGGCCTCGGTCACGATGACATCGAACGGGATGGGGTTGCCCTGGCCCATGTCGATATTCAACGCCGCGGCCGCGTACTTCGGCGTACCCGGAGCCCCGCGGTCGAAGATGTTGGTGCTGTAATAGCTGCCGGCGACCTGGCTCAGGTCCTGGTCGTCACACAGCTGCTGCTCGAGAGATAAAATCATTTACTGATTCCTCTTGTGCTTGGGAAGATCAATCCAGACGAGTACCGGCCTTGCGGCCGAGCTCGCTTAGGTGACCGTCGCCTCCGCGTTGTGGAGCGCGTCAGTCTCACGGATGGGGATGCCCCGGTACGTGAGTACTTCCTTGCCCTGGATTTCCATCGGCTTCAGCCGGGCGAAGATGTCATTGCTGCCCGCGTTCGTACCCAACGCGTCGAGCGCTTCGAGCACGTCCTTGTTGCAGTAAATGACCGACGTACCCGACTGCGGGAATCGACGCCCCTCGAACTGATAGAAAGCCTTGCGCATGAAGTGGTAAAGGCTGTTGTTGTTGCCGTCGACGTTCGTCGGATCAGCCTGCAGCTCAGCGTTCTGAATGTTCGCGATACGAACCACGTACCGCCAATCGGCCAGACCGATACCGCAATGCTGCGTGAACTTCTCGGAATACGCGAAGTAAGGATTGCTGTCGGAATCCTCGACTCGGCGCAGCCCATAGTCCTTCCGCTTGATGCCGGCCTGCGTGCCCTCAGGGTAGAGGGTGAAACAGGTGCTGTCGGACCAGTGGACCCACCAGATAGAGGTGTTGTCCGTATCCGGCGTTGTGTGCACACAATCGATAATCTGGTTGCCATTCTGTGCCGACTTGTCGTTGAATCGTGGCGCCAGGCCCATGAACTCTTCAGGCGCCGTTACGTCGGACCCGTAGATCATCGTCGCCTGCATCTCCTGGGCAATGGCCTCGAGGTGCGCCTTGGCTTCGTTCAGCCGCAGTGCATGACCGGTGCTGCCGGCCAGCTCGAGCACACGCTCGTCGATTTCAGCCAGCTGCTCGTAGAAGCCCGTCACATCAGTGACCTGCTCCTTCTCGGACTTGCTGGCCGGGGTGCCCTTGTAGAGCTTGCCCCAGGCGCCGTCTGGCAGGCCAGTACGCACGAGATGCGTGTGACTGGTGCCGTTGTTGCACTGGACTGCGACAGCATCTTCCATCATTGGATTGAGCTGCATCAGCATCTCGATCACCGGTGCAATGTTCCCCTTGGGGTCACGCTGCTTGATGACGTCGAGCAGGTCCAGATAGGTATTGCCAATAACTGCCATTGGTCAGTTCCTCTATTGGTTGCGTTGGTTTGCGTTATGTGTCCAGGGGTGAGCCGTCAGGCTTGTACATCCGAAGCGACAACGGAGTCTCGGCCTTGCTCCCAGGCTCGCCAGCTCCACCGATGTCGTCCTCATTCAGCCCCGCAGCCTTCGCGGCCTTGAGCATCATGCGGACCATTGACGGGTGGTTGCCCATTCGCGACGTCTCGAGGAAGTCCTTGAACTCCTTGTCGCCGTACGTGGATACGAACTGGGCGGCCAGCTTGGTGTTGCGCTCGTAGTCATCCCCACCGGGGCCACCGACCTCGGGGTCAGCCTTGAGTGCAGACACCCAGGTGTCCTGGGTTGCCTTCTTGAACTCAGCACTTGCCGCGGTCGACGCTGCGTTGTCAGCATCTGCCCGTTGCGCCCAGGCGACAGCCAGCTTGTTGGCCTGCTCCTGAGTGATGCCAATGTCCTTGAAGACGGGTGACATTGATTCGACCAGCCCCTGGTCGACGGTCATGCCCTCGGGCAGCTCTACGCTGTCGAAGACATACGATTCGGGAACGACAGCGGCGCCGGCATCCCCGTCAGCTTCACCACCCTTGTCGTCAGCTGCGGCATTTGCGTCCGCACCGTCCGCACCGTCCACAACCGCGTCGGGTGTGTGTAACGGCGCATCGAGCGCTGCATCTGCCACGCCGGCAGCAAGACTGGCGTCGCCCGCAATAACATCGCTACCAGGTGAGGTGTTATCCCCTCCAGCCTCGGCGTTAATCTCGGACATAGTATTCGTCTCCATGTTTGCTGTGCTGCAGGTCGAGCGCCTGCCCTTCATCCACCTCGTCAGCGACCCACTGGCGCAGCGTTCGAGCTGCATCCTGCTGGCCAACCAGGTGGTATGTATTCGAGTTTCCGGTCATCACAGACCGGTCGATGCCAAACTCAGTCAGAGCTCGGTGCAGGAACCGCTTGAACTGCGGCATCTTCATGAGCTCGCGCAGGTCCTGCTTGCGGCCTGCGTCGACTATCTCGCGCTTG